TTCTTACAAAAAAGTGATAAAAAAGGCTTGACATTTAATGGATTTGGCTGTATAATACATAGTATTGAAACTAAGAAAACGGAGTTAAACATGAAAGCACTTAACGCATATATCGATCAAAAGAATCGTTGGAACGCTATCTTCAAAGGCAAGCAGTTTGAAGTTAAGACTGCCCAAGGTCGCCAGCGTGTTGCTGATAGTTTGGATGCTGATTTGAGTCCAGAAAATCTTACCTGCGATGGCGAACTACCCCGTAGTCAGGTTCAAGCCCGTTACAATGAATTGACTAAGGCGGCACGTGAATTGAAGAAGTTGGATCCTTCTGTTAAATTTTACGAATTTGCCTAAAATAAGGCTTGACAATAAATCATTTTGGGTTCATAATATCTACATAATGAACGAACGGAGAAATACGATGGATAAGCGTCATGGTGGTGCGTATGATCGCGGTAGTGCTGATAGTTATTATCAGCGTGGTCGCAAGCCCCACTACTATGTTGGGGACACCTATAGTAGCGATATCGTTACTGAGGAGCGTATGACCGCTGATGACATTGCGGCCTATCACAAGGGCTTTGACGATAACGAGGCTAATCAGAATTTCAAGGATTGGGGCTGATATGGGATATCGTGTACTGACGCCTATTGAACAGAAATACCAGCCCCGCAAGGGTCTTGAGGGCCCGTTTAATTTCAGTGGTCGTGTACTGTACTATAATGCCAAAGAGGGCAAGTATTACGATCCTACAACGGATTTCTACGTGGATGACGAGGAGATGACACTGGTTCATCAGCGTCTAGTAGATTGTTTGGTTCGCTAAGTTATTGATTTCCATGGAATTATAGTTGTTGCAGTAGGCCTGCAATTTGATATAATAGTATTGTTGATTGTTAACTAACGGAGTATCTATGTCTACTGTTCTTGTCAAAATGGGTTGGTATCGCGGCATCCCCGTGGTCAACACTAAGTTTAAATTGGTTCGTGGTTTTCAGATGGGTAAAAAGGGCAATTATATCACTGTGCGCAATGACGGTGTGTTCTCTGAATATGCTGGCATTGACACGGTTAAAATCAAAGTTGAGGATCAGTCTGACTTTGAATTTATTGCTGGTGACGCACCTGCTGAGGTGACTCAGTTTGTCACGCAGGCTGTTGTCCCGGTAGTTCAGGAGTCTGATGAAGAGGCTATGAATCGTATCGCAACACGTTTTGCGATTCTTGATGAAATGGCTAAGGCTACGACTAACGGTGGCATTCGCGCAATGATCGTGAGTGGTCCCCCGGGCGTTGGTAAGTCGTTCGGCGTTGAACAGCAATTGGAAAAGGCTAGCGTATTTGATCGTATTGCTGGTCGCACACTCAAGTACGAGGTTGTCAAGGGTGCAATGACTGCACTGGGTCTCTATGCGTGTTTGTTCAAGCATAGCGACAAGAATCACGTACTGGTGTTTGACGATTGCGATAGCGTACTCATGGACGATCTGTCACTCAACATTCTTAAGGCTGCACTTGACAGTGGTAAGAAGCGCCGCATCTACTGGAACAGTGATTCTAGTATGTTGCGCCGTGAAGGCATCCCCGATAGTTTTGACTTTAACGGGTCGTGCATCTTTATCACTAACATCAAGTTTGAGAACCTGCGTAGCAAGAAGTTGCAGGATCATCTTGAGGCACTTCAGTCTCGCTGTCACTTTCTTGACTTGACGATTGACACCGAGCGTGACAAGTTGTTGCGCATCAAGCAGGTGCATCGTGACACTGATGGTGGTCTGTTCCGTGACTATCACTTTGAAGGTGATCAAGGTGAACAGGTGTTGCAGTTCATGTGGGACAACAAGAATCGTCTGCGTGAGTTGAGTATGCGTATGGCGCTCAAGATTGCTGATCTGGTCAAGATTAGCGATAACTGGCGTGCATTGGCTGAGAGTACTGTTATGAAGCGGGCTTGATACTCCGTTACCCGCTTGAGGCGAGAGGGTCGTAATGACCCTCTTTCCTTTGTATCTACTTTGTGAGGCTGTATAATATTATGATGCTAGTAAAAGAAGAATTAGTAGAGTATCTAACTAAGGGTTACATTCATGTCAGCAGACAGGATTACCTATTCTTTAATAATCTTATAAAAATCGCAGAAGAAAAACGTGTCACAACTGGGCAAGATAAGTTGCTCAATAAATTAATTGACAAATATAAACGTCAATTGGTAAAAGAAAGATTAGATGTAAATCATCTTAAAAACTTACGCTGGAATCACGATCTATTAGAAAGCAAACCAGAATATCAAAGGGCAGAATTGTCATTGGTTGATAATGAATTAATATTGCGTAGCCCATACCATAAAGGGTTTTCACAATCATTATCTAAATTGGGTAGCAATAACACATTTGTTTGGGATAAGATCAATAGATTGCATAGAAGCCCTGCGACTACGTTTGCACTTAAAAATATATTAGGTATTATTGCAAAACACTTTAGCGATCATATAGTATGTGAGAATATACAAAAAATTCTTGACGATGTAAGACAATACGAGAATTGCCACTGGAGCCCAACTCTTGTTTATTCAAATGGTAACTATTACATTGCTGCATGTAATGAAGTGTTGAATAATCAACTACAAGATGTAACGTTAAATAATCATAGTGCTACAATGTTTAAACTCAATCAATTAGGTATTAACGTTACTGATAATATTGCCAACACAGATGAATTAAAATTTGCAAGTACATTTGAAGTAGATGTAGATATTAATAATCTTGATAATCTGTGTGACTGGATTAGAAATCTAGGAATATCAGAAATTTGTATGAGTCAACATATGTTATATAATCGCGGTCTTTATAAAGAAATTCGTGAAAAGTTCTTATCAGAAAACATAACTGTTTTAAATCAAAACGAATTAAAACAATTGAAACAGACGACCAAAAAAAATCAAATAATGCTGTTACAATTTCGTAGTAAGTATGACATAGGTGATGATACTTCTTACGCAAGTAAAATCGTACTCTTGAAAAATAGTAGACCAATTGACATACGATGAGAGAGTTAGTTTGCGAAAAATGTGGAGATAAATTTGTTTGTAATGGTGATAGTCACACTTGTTGGTGTTTCAATTTAGAATTTGTTGACTTACATAAGTATGATAATTATAAAGACTGCTTGTGTGAAAAATGCCTAAAGGAATTAAATGAGAGAAGCAAAGATAATAATCCGTGATGAAGTTAACTGCAAGATAGAAGGTCTTGAGTTAGACTGCCGTAAGGCATTGATGAAAAAGTTTGAACACGAAGTTCCGGGCGCACGTTATCTACCTGCGGTCCGTCTTGGTCGTTGGAATGGTAAGGTAAGTTATTGTAGTTTAGCAGGTAGTACATACATCAATCTACTTGCTGATGCTATCCCAATTCTAGAAGAATATGATTACGATATTGAATTGGTTGATCTACGTGAATACAAAACTAATTTCAGTTTCACAGAAGTTAAAGAAGATAGTTTTGTACACAAGACATGGCCCAAGGGTCATACGCAAGAAGGTCAGCCTATTGCACTACGCGACTATCAAGTAACAATCATCAATGAATTCTTAAAGAACCCACAGTGTATCCAAGAAGTCGCAACGGGCGCGGGTAAGACTATCATGACTGCGGCATTATCTAAATCAGTAGAAGAGTATGGGCGCAGTATCGTTATCGTACCCAATAAGAGTTTGGTCGTGCAGACTGAAGCAGACTACATCAATCTTGGTTTAGATGTTGGTGTTTACTTTGGTGATCGTAAAGAATACAACAAGACACATACGATTTGTACTTGGCAAAGTCTTAATAATATGCTAAAGAACACAAAGAGTGGTGAAGCGGAAGTCAGCATAAAAGACTTCATTGATGGCGTAGTCTGTGTCATGGTTGATGAAGTACATATGGCTAAAGCAGATGCACTCAAAACACTATTGACTGGTGTTATGAGTCACATACCTATACGTTGGGGATTAACGGGTACGGTACCCAAAAGTGCGTATGAGCAAGTAGCATTACTTGTGTCATTGGGCCCTGTAATCAACAAGTTGAGTGCGGCTGAACTGCAAGACAGGGGCGTACTAGCACAGTGTCACGTAAACATCGTGCAGATGAAAGATGGTTTAGAGTTTACAAATTATCAAAGCGAACTAAAACATTTATTGGAAGATGAGAAAAGATTAAATAAGATCGCACAGTTGATAGACAGCATCAAAGAAAGTGGTAATACATTGATTCTTGTTGATCGTGTTAATGCCGGTCGTGAACTAGTAGCACGTTTAAAAGATAGCGTGTTCATTTCAGGTGAAACAAAACTTACAGAGCGTAAAGAAGAATATGATGAAATTAAAACAAGTGCTAACAAAGTTATTGTTGCGACCTATGGAGTCGCTGCTGTGGGCATTAATATACCTAGGATCTTTAACTTGGTTTTGGTCGAGCCTGGAAAGAGTTTTGTTAGAGTTATACAGAGTATCGGTCGCGGTATCAGAAAAGCGGAAGACAAAGATCACGTAGAGATTTGGGATATCACTAGCGATTGTAAGTTTGCCAAACGTCATTTGACACAACGCAAGGCTTATTATAAAGAAGCAAAGTATCCATTTACATTAGAAAAATTGGAGTATTAATGAAAATTTTTATGACGGGTAGTTCAGGGTTTATAGGTCAACATTTAGTTGAAAGATTATCAAAAAAATATCAATTGGATTATCTTACTTGTGACTTATTAGATTTTGAACAAGTTAACTCGCAGGTTTTAAACAGTAACCCTGATATTATCATACATCTTGCAGCCAGAACTGAAGTAGAAAAATCATTTACCGAACAAATAACTTTCAGTCAGATTAATTATGTAGGTACTGTTAACCTAATTGAATCTGCGCGTAAGTTACCGAATTTAAAAAACTTTATATTTGCATCAACTATGGAAGTATATGGTTGGCAACCTATCAGCGATCTCATACGCGATGAAAAACCCTTTACTTTAGATGTCTTTGATGAACAGCGTCAGCCTAATCCTAATGCTCCATACGCTGTTGCCAAATACGGCTGTGAAAAATATTTAGAATACGCAAGCAGAAGTTATGGTATGCCCTACACTATTTTCAGGCAGACTAATTCATATGGTCGTACCGATAATGACTTCTTTGTAGTTGAGCAAATTATCACACAGATGTTAAAGAATAAAGATGAAATACATTTGGGCTACGACAAACCATACAGAAATTTTTTGTATATAACAGATTTGTTAGACGCATATGAGGCAGTGTTAAGTAATACCGATAAGGTTAAAAATAACATATTTTGTTTGGGGCCAAATAATGCATTATCTATATCTGATTTAGCAAATTTGATAGCAAGCAAACTCAATTGGAACGGTAAAATTCTTTGGGGACAAAAACCTAAAAGACCGGGTGAGATTTATTGTTTGAATAGTACTAATAATAAACTAACCAATTTAACGGGTTGGGCTCCTAAAATTTCTTTAGATATTGGATTAGGTATGACAATTGATTATTGGAAAAATAATATTTGACAACAATCATAGAAAAAGTTATACTAATAGAATGAGAATACTAACACTAGATAATATCGCCTATAATTTAGAAACACTCCCAGAAGAAATTGATGATATGCGTTTTGCTATACTGGATAACAGCAATCCACAAAGCGTAGACTATCATTATATTCCACTAATCTTTTTAGAGTCATTCAATAGTCCTGCACTTGTATTAAAGATTGGTAAACATAAGATTAAGATGCCACTAGATTGGCAAATACTAATCGGTGAAAAGGAGCACGGTGATTTAGAAACACTGCCATTGAGCAGTCTTAATGATCGTGGCTTTAGTGCGTTTGAATTTAATCCACTCAGTGCATTTAATCCTACGTTTCAGCCAGTGGAGATACTAGACATTTACAATGACGTAACATGGTACAGTCCAAGATTGCGCAATGGACAATTCTTGTGTGTTCCGTTGAATGATAGTCCTAAGCCACAATGCGTTTATTTCGTAAAAGAAATTAGCCGCAACTGTGAAATCGTTGACTACAATCAGGTATTTTGATGAAATATGGTATAAAAGTTCCTTTCGCACTTGATCATCATGAGTACTTGTGGGTCACAGAGGGTGATAGCAAGTTTCAGATACGACCCCTATTGTTTGATGAAAGGGAATTTGCAGAGGAATATGCCTTGAAAGTTTGGGGACCTAATGCTATAGTAGAAGTATATGGCGAAGAAAGTAATACCGACTGACGAAAAATTTGAGAAGCAGGACTTTGACTTGTTTGAAGCCCTATCCGCCATTGATCGTAAGGATTATGGCTACTATGATCGTTTAACTGATGAACAACAAAAGAAGTTTGTTCCATATATGATGATACTATGGACTAGTGTGATTAAGGGTAACAAAGATGTCCAGAACTATTATCTACAAAGCACTGAATATCATGCCAACAAATATTTGTTTAATGAGAACGTACAACATCATCCTAAACTACAATGGATGATGCTGTGTGCTAGCAGTCCAGGCTTAGGCAAACAGTTTCATCAATGGATACCGCATATCAAAACAGGTGTTGCTAAACTGTCTGATAAGGCCTCGTTTAAAGAAATTAAAGAGTATTACAAGAAGATTTACCCCAACACTGATGATAGTTTGCTGGATGAGTTTGCTAAAGTGTTTACTGAACAGCAGCATAGAAAAGTATATCTTGCTGAAACATTCCCGTCATTGAAAATTGATGATATAGAAATACTAAATGAACTTATTACTGATGAAGAAATCGCAGAGTACGAAAGAAACTCAGGCAATTAAGCATATCTGCGAATTCTGTGATAAGGAATTCGTAAGAGAAAAGTCAATGCTTACTCATATGTGCGAAACAAAGCGCAGGGTTAATAACCGTGATATGATTGGCAATCGTCTTGGTTTTCAAAGTTGGTTAGAGTTTTACAAGAAGAATACTGCTGGTAAAAAACAACGCACGTATATGGACTTTGCTAAGAGTGCATATTACACAGCGTTCGTTAAGTTCGGTACATACTGCGCCGATGCGAACGTATTGAATGTCACTAAATTTGCTAACTATCTAATTAAAAATCAGATTAGTGTAGATAAGTGGGCCAGCGATAAGCAGTACACAAACTTTCTAATCATATATCTAAAAGAAGAAGATCCACTAGATGCAATCGCACGTAGTATTGAAACTACGATTGATCTGGCTAAACAAGACGTAATTCAAACAAAAGATATCTTTAAATATGGTAATAAGAATCGCATCTGCTTTGCTATAACCAAAGGCAAGATTAGCCCTTGGATGTTGTATCATAGCGAAACCGGCAGTAAGTTTCTATCTGAATTAGATGAAACACAGGTTAAAATGATATTAGAATATATTAATCCAGAACAATGGGCAGTCAAATTCAAACGCAACAGTGATATACTTAATGAAGTAAAGGAGTTATTACGTGCCGGTGGTTATTGATAACGATAACTATGTAGTAAGGATACATTGGAAACGTTATGAACAAAACTGGAATCAAATTTGTGCCACTGCTGTAGAATATTTTGGATTGCCCGGCGATAGATTTTATACAGATGTATGCGCAGATTATATGGACTTTGTTTTTAAAGATGAAATAGATGCGATGTGGTTTAGTTTAAGATGCGAATGAACGATTACAAAAGTATATTGACTGAAGGCGAGGGCTATAAGGTCCTACAAAGTTTTATACCATATAAGTTAATTAATGATTTTAACGGTATATTGGAGGACTTGTATCCTGTACGTGCTAGCAGTAGCACTAAGGTTTACGCTGAACGTGACGATATTAAAAATCTAAATGATATCAGCGTATGGTGGAGTCAATTAGTACACGATATGCCCGAATCAAAGGCTATACTAAAATTAGTTAACCCAATGATACAATCACACTTTGGTAACATGGATATGTATGCTAACGATACGGTATTCATTAGTGCTGGTAGTACATGGATGAATCCACACATAGATACACCGCATAGATTTAAGAAATACAACTACGATAAAAGATTGTTAGGTATACAGTGTATTATATCACTAGATGATATTGATAAGGATAGTGCAAGCACTGGAGTTGTGCCCTATAGTCAGAAACGTGACTTTGATATAGACAAGTGTTATAAGGGTGAGTACGACCGCTGGTTCAAAGACAACTGTATACAACCAGACATGCCTGCCGGATCCATATTGTTTTACAACAGTCGTTTGTTACATAGCAGTATGCCCAATCCAAAAAGTGTAGAACGCCCTGCTCTCTTGTACAACTACCTAGATCGTAATATAATTGACGAGATGAAGTCTATAGACAATGTTTGGAGTAGCAATGGTTAAAGTCCCTATAGACTTTCAAGACTATGATGACGATGATCCTAATATTGAACGTAGAACGGCACGTTGGAAATTTTGGGATATTCTTAAACAGTTAAGAACAGAGTATATGAAAGATAACATAGAGTTCCACGCTGAAGATTTTGTTGAATGGATTGATGATAAGTTTGGTATTAAACTAAACATGAACGCTACTGGGATAACTGACGAATACATTGTAACAAATGAACAAAAATATATTGTTTTTAAATTAAAATATGGCTAACGATATAATGATAGATTTGGAAACACTAGACACAACTCCGTATTGTGTTATCCTTACTATTGGTGTTGTAAGGTTTGATCCTAAGGGCAGTGGTGTTGCTGAACGTTGGACATTAAAACCAACTATTGAAGATCAAACAGAACAATATAATCGTATCATTAATGACGATACGATTCGCTGGTGGAGTACACAAAGTCCCGCCGCACTAGAAGAAGCAATGAGCGATGATGGTAGAATATCATTACGTGAATGCATGGAACAGTTGTACGACATAGGTTGGAATCGCAGAGCAATATGGAGTCATGGGGCACCGTTTGACGTTGTTGCCTGTGAGACTGCTATGCGTCAATCATTGACTGACAGACCTAATCCTATACCTTGGCCATTCTATACTGTGCGTGATACCCGAACATTGTTTGAGATTGCTGGTGTTAAACTTAAAGATGGTGGACATATCACTACGCACAAAGCAGTAGAAGATGCTGAACGCCAGGCTATTGTTGTACAAGAAGCATATAGGAAGTTAAGGTTATGCGGTTAGGAATTTTTGGAGACAGTTTTGCAAATAACCAATGGGTGTTTAATGGTTGGCCTACAGATTTAAGTAATATCCTAGGATGCAAACAAGACAATTATGCATTAAATGGAACCTCTATTTGGTATTCTTACAAACTATTCCTAAAACATTATAAAAATTTCACACATATAGTATTTGTCTACACTAGTCCACATAGATGGCCAGTACTACCTGATTGGTTAAGAGGATTGGAGTATATGACAAATAAACATTTTTTAGAAATGTCTAAAGTTATTCACGAAGATCAAAAAATACCGATGACAAAATTGATAGATGTACATAAACTTTTGTTTGACGAAAAATATAATTATTTTGTTTACCAAAGTATCTTTGATAATATCAATAACTTGTGCGCACAAAACAATATTCAATTAATGAATGTTCATCCTTTTGAAAATTCTGATTCAATACCAATGATAAATTTATCTAATCGCAAAGGAAGTTGTTTAATTGGTTTGCAACGTGTTCAACATAATGAGGGATTACATCCTGCATTACCAGAGGAAATAAGATATCCTAAACCTACTATTACTGACTTTAGACCTGCCCATATAAATCTTCCTAATAATAAAGTAGTAGCCGATATTATTGCAAATGAATTTGGAAAAGAACCTAGAGTGATAGATATACTCAAGGACGAAAGACTTACTTTTGATCCTCAAGTTTTAATAGAGATGTACCAAACTTATGTATCTAAACACAGACGTTGACATTGATTTTGGCAATCGTGATTTAATCTTGGAAAAGATTAAACACGTACCTGCAGCCATGCGTAAGGTTGAACCTATGCGCAAGCATAATACTGGTGTGCATATTACAGAAATACCCTATGATCCTGTAAATGATATGGCAGCG